CCCAGGAGTTTGCAGACGGAACGACACTAGGGAATGCAGTAAGTTGGGTATTCAAAAAAGTGCAGCTTGAACGAATAGATTCTATCGGCAAAGAGACTTTAATCAACAATGCGTTTAGCAACTACAAAGCTATGGCTAGCACAGAAGCTGGAAGACAGACATTGTTGAAGCAAATCAATCCGATCTTTGGAACACAGTCTGAGAGTGTAATAAATGATTTGCTTGCCGGGAATCCAACAGACAACGTGAAGATGTTACTGTATCATCGGTTGTTGGACTTTCAACCTGTTGCGCTTTCTGAAATGTCAGAGCAATACCTCAAGAGTGGAAATGGTCGAGTGTTTTATATGCTCAAGACATATACACTCAAGCAGTTTGATGTATTCAGAAATGAAGCTTGGCACAAAATCAAGAGTGGCGAACGGGATCAGGTTATTGAAGGAATTGGTAACATGATCAAGCTGGTAAGTTTGCTTACACTTGCTAATGCTGGAGCGGATGAGCTGAAAGACTTGCTGTTGGGTAAAGAGACTAAGTTTGAGGATCACGTGATTGAAAACTTCTTAACCATGGGCGGAGCATCAAAGTATGTAAGGATGCAAACGACTAGGGAAGGTTTAGGATCTGGATTGATAGGACAGATTTTGCCACCGTTCAGATTTGTAAACTCAATCAGTAAAGATCTTAACCAATTGTATGGATCTTACATTACGGGTGATACAATAGATTTTGATCATGCAAGAATTGTTGAATCCATCCCGATTGGTGGCAAGCTTTATTATTGGCATTACGGCAGAGGTGAAGACTATAAGAAGAGTAGCAATGAACAAGAGTTTGGTAAGGTCAGCAAGGAAGTAGATATATTCAAGAAGCAACTCGAAAACTCGGAAGATAAACGAACTTTCTTGAACTCAAACCTGGATGGATTCAAGCAAATGAAGTTACATGAAAATTTTCAATCAGCACTAAATCGAAACCAGGCAGTAATTAATAAGTTGAAAAAGATTGATCAGACAACAAATGTTAGGGAAAGACTTGGACAGTTGCAGCAGCAACGAGAGGTGATATTGAAAAGATATTTTGACGTTGCAGAGACCTTATAAAGTATTTAAAACTAATAGGGCATGGAGAGATTCATGCCCTATTTTTTATTTATAGCTAAAATTTTATGTTGCTTATTAGATTATCAATAAAAGAATTCTCCTCTATGCTTTTTCATAGCTTCTTGTACTGCAATTATTGCCTCATCTTTAGATTTAAATAATCCTATATGTGACCATTTTTTATTATTTTGCATGTAGGCTCTCCACTTTCCTGTATTATAATCAAATGATACTCCTTTACAGCCTGATGTATTATCTAATCGTATAAAAGAATTAAACTGATTTTCAGAGTTTGTAGCCTCACGTAAATTACACCATCGATTATCGCTACGCAATCTGTTAATATGATCTATTTGTAATACTGGAAATTCTCCTGTCATGTATAACCAAGCTAATCTATGTGCCATATACATTTTTCCATTGACTCTAAATCGAAGATATCCTTTAGCAGTCAATTTTCTTGCTACTTTTTTACACTTTGGATTTCGAGTAAATTTACCAGTATTTGGACAATAATTTATTATTTTATGTAGATCTTCTACAGTTAACATAATAATCCTGAAGAAATAAATTTATCTTTAAGCATTAATGCAAGCCTTCTAAAATCTGGATGCGCACTTGGAGCACAGCGAAGCTTAAAAATATGCACCCATTCAGCTGCATCTGCTGTAACCACGATCTCAGTTTTCAAAGCATTGGGCAGGACGGCTCGGGCTTGTTGGGGCGAACAAGTTTTCCCATCCAGAAGCCAATTATAATTTCCTTCAGCTTGCCTGCAAGCACCAAGAAATACATCTTTATCATATGTCTTCCAGTCATCAAAACCTTCTGGTTCAATAAACTCCATATTCTTACCGCCATAATTCACATACCTGGTTGATTCCTGAGCAAACGAGCATGGTCGATGCCGCACTAACTCATGGCTGACCCCACGATCACAAATGAATTTTGCCGAGTAGCGGTGAAGCTCCTTGGGGATTTCGTCATGGGAGCAGACTTCCCAAGATGAATGCATCGCTACCATACTTTGATTAAACAACTTTCCATATATTTTCACAAATGGGACAAGCACTGCAGCGTACCTAATCTCCATGGTTATTTGCGCCCATGCTGTTAAACTACCGCCTACATAAATAAAGTCTTTCCATACTTTGACATTAATATATTTTCCTAACTGTTCTGTCATCAATGCAATATATGTAGGAGTGAAACTGTTGTTAGTTCGCACCACAAAATTTGAGTGCTCAACCATAGCCAGATGCCCAGCCTTGCTCAGCTTCCGAACAAATCCCTTGGCGCTATCTTCAGTGATCTTGTCTTCTGACTTGTAGCAAGTTCTGCCGGCCATCTCGATAAACTTAAGAGCGGCATTATATTCTGTCGGTACTTCTCCAAAATATTCAACGCTTGGTTTGATTATTTTCATAATTTCATTCTCCATCCTCATGAGCCAAGGCTGCTATCAAATCATTATGCAAATCCTCTTTGGAATCAATTGTACAGTCTTTTGATTTATTCCTTAATTGCACTTGTATCTCAGATAGAACTTGTATCTGATAATTAAGCTGCTTTATCTTTTCATTAATAGCAATTATACTAGCCTCTGTTAGATCTTTAGTAAGAAACTCTCGAAGCAATGGAGCATTAATACCAGCTTTGTCAAGTGTTTTCAGATGTGATTTCATTATTTGTTCCTTCAACTATTTTAATACAATCTTTAATTGCTTGTACAGTGGCTGCTGCTGTAACTCCATCAGGAATTATTACGTTGGCTGCATCTCTAGTTGGCTCCGCTTCCCGAGAAAGTAAGAAGGCTTGAAGTTTTTGCAGCACTATAGTTTTGAATATCATTGACATTATTTTATATTCATCATAATGAAAGAATTAATTACTGCTAATATCCAAAGTAAATATCCATGGTATGAAATAAATCGTGGAAGATCTTTTGATGAAAGTGTTAAAAAATTAAATCCTATTGCATATAGATTAGTTATAAACACAAGAAGCATTTCATTACTCATTTATGTGACCTCCAGTATTTTATTACACCCTCCAGGTGTAGTTAATCACTTCAGCTAATGCATGGAACTTCTGGTTCAACAGAATTGCCAGTTTTAATCACAGTTTGTTTTGCAGACTTAGGAAAACCTTTAACAATTTTCTTCTCTGTTATACTACCAAGTGTAATATTCAATCGCTTGACCATTCCAGCCAGCCAGTCTCCGTGAGATTTGAATTGTAATAATTCGCACTCATCTAGAGCATTCTGTAGATCTAATTCAGTTAGTTTCTTCATAAATTTATTCACTTAGACTCTGTTACTAATTGCCATGATCGAACAGTTGCTTTAGCTCCACGTCTGGTTTTAAGTTTTAATTTATCACATCTTCCAGTATGGAAAACAACTAATTCTGACGCACGTTTTTCAGTTGCACAAGTAGATGCAACATAATGCATACCTTTTCCCCACTGGATAGTGATTATAAACTTTTGGATTTCCATAAATATCCTTATTCATGCATGATTATTTTATTCAACTCTTGTTCTTCTTCAGCTAGCTTTGCATAAAGCATCCCTGCATAGTGTGCAATCTTTAGCAGGTCAAGCCTCTGTTGGCCTTCACGAGAGTTTTTTCCATACCTATTGAGGTATTTTTTCATCTGAGTGATAAAGTCAGCTTCGCTAAATTCTGAACATTGATCTGATCCTTTATCTCCGTATTGCGGAACAGTATAAGATTCAATATGATTGAATACTCTTTTACTAAACTTTAACCATTCTGATGCACGTAATGAAGGACCAGTATCATAATCTTCTTCTGATGGACAAGGATCAATTTGCATAGTTAAGCTCCATTATTATGTTTTTCTATTTTTGCTACAATCTCTTTCAATCCTTTTTCAATTCTGTAAAGCCTTTCAAGTTCATCAGCAGCTTGTAATCTTGCTGTGCGTAATTCAAGTTCATCAATACCATAAGGGTTACGTAGATAAGATAGCATTATATTTTTATCCATAGTCATATTAACCCTCTAGATTAGGAATAACAATTCCTCTATCCACCAATTCAAAAAAGCATCGCTTAGTTGCACTGATATCTGCATATGCGTCATGAGCTCCATCAAATCTTTCACCAAATAAATGCTCATGCAACTCGGTTAGCTTTGGCCATTTTGCACGACCAGCTTTGTTTTTCAATCCACACATTTTTACTACATTCTTATCTTTCATGGTACAATGGTTTGGAAGATCAAGATAGAATGCACTTCTTGCCAGGTCTGACAGCTCTTCAAGGTTTCGTTCCATCATCTGGTAAACGTAGTTCCAATCAAAAGAAAAGTTATGACATACAACCAAATCTGCCTGCCGAAGCATCAAGCCAAATTGTTCGGCAGCCTCAAGTTCTTCAATGCCCTCAGTGTCTGCGCGCTCAATGGTGATGCCATGAACCTCTTGAGCATAATAATTCATTGACCGGCCATTACTTTTGATGATGACATTCATTTGATCAAATTCTTCTTCTTGGCTGGCAAGAATTGCTCCGATCTGTACTGTCCAGGCTTGCTCGGGATCATTGGCAGAAAGAGCTTTTTTAATAAAGTCAGATGTTTCAGTGTCGAAAAAGAGTACTTTTGTAGCTGGTGTCATTCAGTTTTTCTCCATTTGATTTTTAATAACATTTCTGTCCATCAATCTAAAGACTGTTCTATCAAGATACGTTGGGTCACGAAGCTTTTGTTGCTTACGAATTGTGGTATATCTGCAAGTTGTAGCAGAATTCTCTGCTTTGAGTATCCCAGATTGCTCAGCCATTTCAACATAGCCTCGTAGCTGAGGTATGTTGTCTACATCCAGGTGAAAGTTCCTAACCAGTTCTGTCCACTCAAAAGATTCGTGATTATCAATGAATGAAAGTATCTTTGCATAGATGTTAGCCTGGCTTGACAAACCAAGGCCATAGAAAGCGTTTGGCATTTCAAGTTCTGTTGCTTGCATTATAGCTAGGGCTTGCTCGAAATGTTCAGCCGTGATAATCATGTCGTCAGACTCGGCAGCACAGACAAGCATACAGACCTTATTCAGATGCAACGGTCGTCTATGATTGTAACCAAGAAATCGCTCACTTGGTACACCAGATTCGTCATAATCTTGCTCATACCAACGAACATAAGTTTTGAGAAAATCCTTACTTAGGGTGAACTGTCCAGATAGGTTTGCAATTTCCTGCAAGTCGTTTTCTAACTTCTTTTGTGTATCTTCCTCTTCTTCAGTTAAAAACTGTAAGGCTCTTCTTTGCTTTGGACCTTGGCCAACTACGAAAATAATCCGAGAGATCAGGCCACCACCAACAGCATCTTGACTCAACTTAGATTGCAAAAGACTAGGAGTTATGCAACCAAAGAGCGTTAGCCAACAATTGGATATGTCTTCAGTCTTTCTTGCTAGGGTTTTATACTTCCAAGTATCTGCACAATCGAACAGATCGGTTAGGGATGCTAGAAGCATTTGATCTCTGTCGTTCAGGAAGACTTGAAATTCTTCTGACCAGATTGATACGCTCTTATGCTTGCGAGTAAGTCCAGCATGATCAACATAAGTATCTTCGCTGTCCATGAGTTCTCTATACAACGCTTGGGTGGATCCTAGCGAATCTGCTCCGATATTAACATCTAGTTTTTGGACAAAGCTCTTTGCAATTTTCATGGCTGTGCCTTTCCGTCCTCCAGGTGGACCGACAAGAGAAACGAATAAGTTTGGATAAACATAACCACGAAGTGCTCCCCAGTTACAATAGCACTTTCTTCGCAAGGCAGAAGCTATTGCAGTTAGTCCGCTCCAAAGATGGTAAAGTTCTGGTGGCTCTGTTCGCTGTGTGTACTTCATATAATGAGCTAACCAATTATCTAATTGCCTCGACATGAAAAGGTTCCTTGAATAGCAACATACGATTGTTGAATGGGCTTTCCCATTTTTGTTATCTCTTAAATTTAATACTTTTCGTAATTAACTTCATGCTTAATAACTGCACTAACATCAGGCCATACATCTATTTTACCTATCTTAGCAGTTACCTCAAGATCTTTACAATGTCTAATTAAAGAATCTAAATCATTAGCTGAAATAGAATAACATTTAACAAAGTCTCTTTTCTTATATTTACCAATAATAATTATTTGAGAATTACTACCTTCATACTGATGAATATCTAAATGATAATCAGTACGCTCTTTAAAGATTCTTTGTAATGCTCTAAGTTCTCCATATAATGAATTAACTTTACAATCAAGAGAAATAATACCAAGCCATTTTAATAGTTTGATTTTTAATTTATGCATATTAGAATCCTATCTTTTCAATTGCTTTATCACATTCTTCCTGAGTAAACTTACTGATTTCAGCAGTGTTACCTGCCCATTGAGTGCCAATCTTAGCATCCAAGCCAATGGTAAAACTCTTTCCTTTGTAAGTAAACGTATGTGTCAGATGATCTTTAATGATAAGAAGGATCTGAGGCAAGTTTGGAATCTGGCTTTTGTGAAACCTGAATACAAACGAGTCATGGACAGTTGTCATACAGCGAATATCAAATCCGTCTTTGCCGAGCCTAGGATCATTCACTACTTTAATCATTCCACGATTGAGCAACTCTGCAACTGTTGACTGAGGCTTGTAGCTATAAGCATTCCTGAATAATGCTGCATTCATTTCACCTAAGAACCTGCGAGGTCGGCCAAATAAGTTGTAGAGAACTCGATTCTTTTGAACCTCTTCTTCGATTGATCTATGCCAGCGTTTCAGTCCAGGGAAGCGATCAGAATAATTATCAAGTAGCCTCTTGCAATCTGATTGAGATTTGAAAATTTCTTCTTTTGCAAGATTGTCAGAGAAAGTCTGCGCACCCATTGAATAATTAGATGCATGAACAACCTTCTTTCCCATATATCTCATTGTTGATTTTTGATCAGCCTTTTTAGTCTTCGCTTCATGAATTACATCTTCAATTGGAACTCCAAATATCTTACTTGCATTAAAGCTATGCACGTCAATACCAGATTCGAATGATTGAATCATGTTAGCATCTTGAGTAAGATATGCAACTACATGAGCTTCCGCTTTGGCAAGATCACATTCACATAAAATCCAATCAGGATCAGCCAATAAGTAATACTTAAAAATATAGACCTGGTTCTGTAAGTTTGTGCCGGTTCCAAAGTATGTCTTTTCAGTGGCAATCCTGCCTGAGACTGTTCCAGATATTTTATGATTACAACGAAGCTTATTATCCTCATCTACTGCAACATTAAAATAAGTTGAAATGAGTTTCTGTAACTCACGCATACGAATGATAACTCTAGCTTCTGCAGAACCTTTAACTCCTTTCTTAGCAATTCTGTGAAGAGCTACAGCATCGCACGATATAGCTCCAGTTTTGCGATTTACATATGGTTTGATCATGCAAATGCCATAGAAATATGAGATCATTTGTTTCGATGAAGACATATTTAATTCTTTTCCAGCCAACTCATTCAACTTTTTTTGCAGATCAATCAGTTCAAGCTCAAGTTTTTTCTTTTTATTTTCAATGCCTGCTGGATCAGTCAAGATGCCATTGAATTCCATTTCCATGAGTGGCTTATGGAGATTCATTGTATAATCCATAGCATCCATAGAATCGAACTCGCCTAACTCCTCAAGAAGCTTCTCAGTGATTGGCAATAAGTATGCTGAGTCTTTGGCATTATAAGTCCAGTATTGTGGCCAGTTCTTTATGGCCTTAAGGTGAGATTGCTTTCCTTCGTCCTTATAATATGGATAGTATGTGTAAGTTGAAGTTAAATAATCAAGACCTTTTGGAAGTTCCGTATAACATATGTGCTGTGCCAGCATGGTATCAAAATAAAAGTTATCTGTTTTGATCATCATGGTGCGAAAAGTAAACATGATGTCAAACATTCCATTTTGACAAATCTTACCTATGGCTTCATTGTTAAGTATTTCAGCTAAGCCAGTCCAGATTTTTATCTCTTCTCCTGTTGTCCAATAATTGCCCTGGTTGTTCATTAGAGGAACAGACATGGATAGAATCTTGTTATCGTGATATACAG